ATGCAGAACCTTCAACAAAGATATGAGGTCTTGGAAGCTGAGAAATTGTTATTGGACATGAACGACCAGGCAGATATGTTGAAACTTTTAGTTATCGAGAATGAACAGGCGCAGATTCAAGCGCAAGCGCAAATGCAAGAGCAAGTGAGAACTCAAGCCGAAGAAGATCGTTCCCCTGTTCTCCCTGCTGAGCACGCTTCGAGCAAGGTCGAAGATAAAGATCTGATCGTTTCCCCGCCGGATAACGATGAAATTGAGCTGAAGTACGATTTTAACGATATTTTCGGAAACACGCAGGCCAACAAAATTATAAGTGAGCTTCTGAGAGAGCAGAAAGCCGCTTTGCAGTCGCTGCATCAGTCTCAGTTGAGCGAGCTGCAATCCGCCTATGCGGCGCAGGAAGAAGAATTGGAATCAGGCGTTGAACTTATTTATCAGTTTAAACAGAAGCTGGAACAATTAAACACGAGTGCCTTGGAGAAAGATGATTTACTGAGCAAGCTGACGCTGCAAAATCAGTATCTTCAGGAACAAGTGAGTCAGTTGCAGCAAGAACGCGATGAGGCGATTCGAGAGTTGGATCATTTGAAGGCCGAGTTCAATAGTAAGGCTGGAGAACAGCAGAATGAAATCCTGCGCATGCAGCAGCTTTTGAAGCAGATGGAGACCTGGCAAAGTCCGGAACCAAGCGTGAAAGTAACAGGGACCTCCGAGACGCTTGAGGAGCTTGTGCAAAAAGCGAAGGAAAGCGCGGCTGAAAAAGCGACGCAGCAGATCCTTGCGAGCCGGGCGGAAGCGCTGCCCCCTCTTGCGTTCCTACCCAACGCTGTTATCCCTGTGCCCGCGTTGTCAGGACAAGCTGCACAAGCAGATGCGGTGGCTGTAGGGCCTCTGCAAGAACAAATGAAAGACATGCTGGATTGGAAAAAGGATATTGAGGAATGGCGGGAAAGCGAAGCCGTTTGGCGGGTTGACGTCGAGAAGCAGTTGTCCAGACTTAGCCATACGGCTCTCGCGTCAATGACCGCAAACGTCTAATCGAAGAAAGGGAGAGACGCATGACCAATACAGAGCGGGAAAAAGTCGTAACGCTTCTCAAAAACTATCAATCGTATAAATATGCGGTAGACAATTACGTGTCGGAAAGCTCGTATACGCTCTCCGTATCCAAGCTGGATTTTACTCCCCGCAGCGGCAGTTACGGTTCGCGGGAGCCCGGCGTGCTGACCCACAGTTGCGAGCAGGACGCGGCGGACTATCGGGTGTACAGCCGTCTCGTACAAATGATCGAAGGTGCGCTCAAGACCTTGTCGGATGTCGAATATGAAATTATTCATTATAAATGGATGAAGGGCTGGACCTTGAAAGAAATCGAGGTTCGCCGAAATTACGGCATCGATTCGACGAAAGCGATTCACCGCCGCGCGCTTGAGAAGCTGGCGATTTGCTTCATGTTCACCGAACCGGCAGAAATCCTGCCGGGGCAAAACCGCATCGTGCCGGGTGCAACTCAAGAGGCGTTTGCGTAAACAACCACCTTTCAACCACCTTTCCCATGATATAGTAATACCATGAGAAAGAATCGATACGAGCGAAGCCATGAGAGTTATATAGATGAAACATGCAAAAGTGATGGAACCGGCGCCGTTTGGCGCGGTAAACATCACTTTTTATTTTAGACGATACAGGAGGGTACATATGAGCAGTGAAAAGACGAAGCGCCTGGGGATGAATAAATGGGCCGGCTCCGACCAGGTTCTGCGTGCCGAGTTTAACGAGAATTTTGACAAGATCGATACGTATATCGATGACAGCCTGGCGGTGAAGACAACTTCCGTGCAGTTGAAGCAGGGCATGCAGGTGATCGATGTGAACCAGAGCAGTCCGCTGAATAATGTAACCATTCAAGGGCGGACGTTGGTTAATTTGCTTGGGCGTACAGGCGGTTTCGAGGCGAGCGACATCATCCGGTGGGAGAAGGGTTCTGCTATGCTAACGAGCGATACTAGCACGTTTGTATCAGGGAAATCCAGCGGAAAAGTGACGACAACTGCATCAGCGGTCTGCCACATAGCACGGCGGCACGTCTATAAAGCGGGGAAATACTATATCCTCATTGCAGAGACGAAGAACGGTACGGCAGAGACAGGCGTTCGGATTGGCAACAATGACTTTTTTTCTGCATGGAATACTGATGCAACGAAATGGACGACGCAGTTTGTAAAAATAAATTATGAAAAGGATCGTGACGATTACATCGTATTCAATTGTAGCGGCGCTGCGGGTCAGGCCGGGTACGTTGACAACTATCGTGTTTACGAAATTACGCGAGCGGAATACGAGGCGATCGACAGAATGACGCTGGATCAAGTCTCCGCCAAGTGGCCTTACGTTGACGATATTAAAAGCGTTTATTCGCCGTATATCATCAAGTATGGCGAAAATCTGTTGCCACCGTTTACGGAGTGGACGAGAGTTACAGCAGCATCAAAGGCTACTTCTACAGATCCATATAGAATAACATTTTTTGCGAATGGTGACGGCGATTTCGCTGCGTACAACTTCCACTGTGTTCCAAACACTGCGTATACGCTTAAGGTTGATTCGCTCGACAATATGTATCACGGAATTTCCAAGATAAATTGGAGTGAGGCCATTGTCAGTTATACAACGGAAACTTCGTTTACTTTCAACTCCGGTAACAATAGGGAACTTTCATATGTAGTCAAGGCGAAGGATAAGTCTAAGATCGGCTCGCTAATAAATCCGACGCTCTGTCTCGGTGAGGAAGCAAAGTCCTTCAAGCTATGCAACGACGATTACTTGTTCTTCCCGAACGTTAATCTTGCGTCCACCGTTGACGGAATGGTCTATGACACGCTGTTTCAACGCGACGGTAAGTACTGGAAGCAGACTTGGTTTAAGTCGATGAATTTAACGGGCGACTTAAACTGGATACGAAACGGATCGTGGACTGGGTTTAAAGAAGCGGCAATACTCAACTTTGATACTGGAGCAGTCGGAAATTCCGAAAAAGTCGTAAAGTTCGACGGAAAAATTCTTCAAACATCTATTGACACGAATAACGATACGTCAAACCTGCAAACTACTGGGCACCTGTTGATTCGTATCCCTAACGCAGACAGCGGATGGGGTGATGCATTCACTAATTTGTCGAATGACGAGATCAAGGCGTATTTCTACGGATGGGTGATGTACGACGCCAATAATTACCCGCAGCCGTACAATGGGAGTGGGACTAAGGAATGGGGATACCGTGATCCTTACGGCGCTGGCGGATTGACTGGCGGCACAACGACTATGCCGAGTACTCCGGCACCGGGATTCACACCTTACAAACTTCAATACCAAATGGCCAAACCAACCGTCGAAGAAGTTGCATCCGAGGGCGGGATCACGCTCCACAAAGGACCGAATCGGATTGAAGTCGGTACCGGGATAATTGTACGAGAACGAGCGAATCCTGTACTTTACTTGAGCGCATACCGAATATCAGATAATGTATCTGCGCCGTCTGGAAATCTTAAATATCGTAACAGTAGATTTATTGAAATATATAGAAACGGCAAAGTCGATAAGCAATATAAGATAGATTCCTTAGATGCGTATGGAAAATATCGAGCATACTTTTTAGCGGATGGTAGCTACGATCCGGCAGCTGCATACACCGTTACATATCTTGCGCTAGATCAATACGCGTTATCCTGCAATGTCCAATCAATCCAATTTGATCGCGCAGCAAATATGAAATCCGTCGTCGATACGCTGGCAGCAGGACAGTCCGACATGGCAGCGCGAGTCGGGGCGCTTGAGATTACGCGAGCACAGCGTACACAGCCTCAGTGGATTAAGCCCACGCTATTGAACGGGTGGACTAATACTGATCCAAACGATGCGTCTGCAGGTTACTGCTTGGACGAGTTTAGTATAGTAAGGCTGCAAGGGCTCATTAAGCCCGGGGTTGCCGCACAGGGTACAGTGATTCTCCAACTTCCGGCTAGCTGTCGCCCGAGCCATATACGACGCTTTACGGTTCCGGCATTGGGTGATGGTGTGTTTTCATTTGCTGATTTATTCGTCAACGCTCGCGGAGAGTTGCGAATAGATGCTGTACCTAATGGGGTGGCATGGGTATCTTTGGATACCATTACGTTTAGCTTATTTTGACTGGAGGTGTCTGCATTTGAAAGAGTCGCTTACAATCGACCTAAATGGTTTTATCACAGACGTAACACTTGTAGACGATCATATCTCAGGCATTTTTCCTCTCTACCACGAGTTGCCCGCAAGAGGTACGGAGGAGCAACCGCAGAAGGCGGTGGAGCTAATAGGCTACACTATAGCCGTTCCCGTCCCGGAAGGATTGCACTTACCCAAATGGGATTTCGCCGAAGAGCGATGGGTCGAGGGCAAGCACGCCGGCGAATTGCTGGTCCTGCAGAAAGCAAATAAACTTGCCGAACTGAAAAGATTTTGCACGGAAGCCATCGAGGGAACGTTCACCTCTTCTGCTCTGGGGGAGGAACATGTTTACTCTTTCGATACGGAAGCTCAGCTTAATTTTCAAAGCACCAAAGAATTGATGAATATGCACCCTAATTTTACACAAACGTCGTGGAAGACACGCGACGCGGGTGTACTGACGCATACGAAGGAACAGTTCATCCGGCTTTGGCTCGACGGACAAATGCATAAAACAAACCTGATCGAGAAGTTTAGACGACTGGAAAAAGAAATTGAGCACACCACTTCAGCGGATGCGGTCAATGCTATCCGGTGGTAAAAGCTTCTTTTTATGTATGGGAAATCTGGGAGGGATCTTAAATGAGCAGCAGTAAGACATCGAATCTGAAATTGCATAGTTGGACGGGTTCAGATCAGGTGGTGAGGTCGGAGTTTAATGAAAATTTTGAGAAGATAGATGCTTTTGCAAGTGAGCTCATGGCCATGGGCTCGATCCAGGTTCAGTTAAATTACGGGATGCAGACCGTCAACGTAGAGCACACCAGAATGTTGGAAAATGTTAGCATGAAAGGGAGAACATTGGTTAATTTACTGGGGCGGGACGGAAATTGCGAAGATGCCTCCAGGTGGCCCCCGTATACCGGTGCCGTGCTTTCGCTGGACTTCGTAAAAAAAGCGTCCGGGTCGAACAGCATACAGTTTAAGATCGCCGACGGTCAAACTTCGGCTGGAATTACGAAATTATTCACGGTATCTGCGGGAAAATACTACGTCATGTTAGCCGACGTAGCCAACACGGACATCGAGAGCGGAGTCGTGCTGAAGTTCGGCGCCGGACAAACGCTCGGCTACAACGGAACAGCGTTCACGACGAAATGGGTGAAGCTTGCGCCGAGCGAGAGCGGTCAGCAATCGTTGTGCGTATTCGGGGCGGGCGCGCCCAACCAGACGGCTAACGTCGATAATGTCCGCATCTATGAAGTGGGTGCGGAAGACTACGCAGCCATAGACCAAATGACACCGGAGGAGATTGCCGCCAAATGGCCGTACGTTGACGATATGAAGTCCGTCTACTCGCCATATGTCATCAAGTACGGCGAGAACTTACTACCGCCTTTTACGGAATGGAATGTGACGGCAAGCAATGGCGGAGAGCCGAAATTGGACATTGACGATCCCTTCTCCGCCAGTTTAATCGCCGATTTGAGCGGTCAAGCGGTTTGTATCAATATCCCCGCCGCACCGAATACAACGTATACATTGTCCTTGCCGTCATTACCTGCCAATGGATTTATAGGGTTTAATAGCTTTGATGCGAACATGCAGTTTGTAACTGCTTACGGAGGCTATACATCAAAATTGAGCAAAACTATTATCACGGAGCCCAGTGTAAGATATTTAAGCGTAATGTTAGGTAATAATACTTCTGGTGCGGGGACGTATAAGTTCGTGAAGCCCATGCTGACTCTCGGCTCTTCGACGAAGCCCTTCAAATCCCGCAACGACGACCATTTGTTTTTCCCGAACGTCAATCTCGCCTCCAACGTTGACGGAACGGTCCATGACACATTATATCAACGTGGCGGGAAGTACTGGAAGCAGGCTCGCTTCCGAACGATGGAACTCAATGGGAATTTGAACTGGTCTTTAGGAGATGTCTATACGGGATTTAAGGAAGTGAAAGTCCCGATACCGGGGGCTATCACGAACGCAGCTACAATCGTTAAGCATGATGGAAAGCTGTTAAAGGTTAAACCGGATGGAATTGCTCCTGCGGGCGGAGACGAGTTCACTTTGACAACAAAGAGTAATCAGCTGTTTATTTCGATCTCCAATGCCGATAGCGGATGGGGAGATTCGTATAAACCATCTCCGGAAGATATTAAGGCATATTTTCATGGCTGGCGCATGTATCAGGAAGGCACGTCAGCGGCAACCGGGATATACACTTCCGGCAAAAAGTGGTGGGCGCGACGCAATGGTACAGGGTTCGATTCAGCTACGGCTGAAATAGCGCCGACCGCCTATGGGTTCGTTAACGGCCCTACTGCATACAGAATCCAATACCAGCTTGCTGAGTCAACGGTTGAGGAAATTGCAGTCGAAGGCGGAATCACGTTCCACGAAGAATCCAATCAAGTGGAAGTCGGCAATGGGATGATCGTCAGGGAGCATCACAGTGTAGTGACCATTGGCGGTATTTCCTACATGTTGGCGGGAGCCGGGCAAAAGTTCCGCGCGGATAGAGCACTTGCAGTCTATAAGAATGGCGTGAATGCAGGCTGGTCACTGAAGCGCAGAGCAGTTTTTGATGTGAACTATGGATGGGGCTATGCCCAAACGCTTTCGTCGAATATAGATCCATCCGCGACTTACACGGTCACGTATCTTGCCCTTGATCAATACGCCCTCACCTGCAATGTTCAATCGATCCAAGGGGAGTATGCGGGTAATCTGAAGTCCGTTGTCGATACACTGGCATCCAATCAGGCGGACATGACGGCGCAGATCACGGAGCTTCAGGGCGGAACGGATGCAGCCAGACAATCGTTCGAAGAACATATATTAAGGAAAGACAACCCGCACGACGTAACTCCGGCACAGATCGGCGCAGAAACCCCTGGCGGAGCTCAAAATAAGGTCGACGCTCATGCAAACTCTACCTCGGGCGCGCATGGGGCTACATCGGCAGCGGTTGCCGGCAAGATCATTCAACGGGACGCCGCCGGGCGGGCTAAAGTAGCTGCACCGGCTGCTGCCGATGATATCGCGAGAAAACAGGAGACCGATGCCGCTCAGTCAAGGGCAAACGCATGCTTGCCGAAAGACGGCAGCGAACCGATGACCGGCAGACTTGTCGTTCCTGCGGGTCCGGGCGGCGGACTTCATTTTCCAAACGATGCATTTGGCGGAAGCGGAGATACAGCGAGCATCACACTTCGTCAAAAATCCGGCGAAGATCAGGAATTGACGATAGAGGTTCAAAATGACCCGGCGGATACGATTAATCTTAAAACCCCGCACCGAGACGGCGTATACGTCAATGGGCATAGAGTATGGCATGCCGGGAATGTTACGCCGTTGGATGTGAATACAGGCGGAACGCTGAACAATAGCATAGGATTTGCAACTGGACACGGCCTGCATTTTGATAGTTTTGGAACAAACTTTATTGCAAGCGGTAGTGGGGATAATGCAACATACTCTAATCACAACATAAAAATACGGGGTCATTATGGGATGGGGATGGAGACATATGATGGTTCCATCAACGGAGTTTATGATTTCCGCGCGGGTCAATGGACGACGAAAAATGGTTTCGTGGTAGACAACGGCGGTGAAAAGTTTCGCGTAAATTGGAATGGGGACATTATTCAACGCGGGACGGTTATGGCGCCTACACGTGTTAACAATGGTGTATTCGAATTTTGGAACGGGGGAGGGTGGCAGTCAGTGGGCGGAGTGAAATATGTGCAAAGAGGAGAAGTGTATTTTGCCAACTGGGGTGCAGGGACGAATGTTGGAATTTCTCCTGTAACCTTGTCGAAAGCTGTTGTCAATTTTCCGAATACAGGTGGAACCAATCATAACGAATCCATTTACAACGGTTTTTGCAAGCTTGTCAATTCTACGACAATTTATATACAGGCCACAGAGCGTGGAACCTACCAGTGGGAAGTTATCGAATACTATTAAATTTTTTAGAGGAGCGGATAACGAATGGAAAAGTATTATGCGCATATCAACGAGCATGGAAAAGTCTACGGGGTCAGTATGAGCCCATCCGTTATTGTGCCGATACCTACATATAACTTTAGCTACATGAACACGTTTTACGACGAAAAAACGGGTCAATTCATGGGCGTAAAAGTCATCCTTTCCACAAACAAAGAGGAAATCGTAGCCGACGGAAAGGACGAGGCGATCATAACGGCCAGCTTCAATAACTGGGATGGTTCGCCTACAGATTATTACAAAGACCTCGTTGTTTCCATTAACGGGACTTTTGCGGTAATGAAAAGGGAAGACGGTACGCATAAGCTAAAGTTCAGCGGTACTGAACCGGGAATCAAAAACATTACAGTCATGATAACAGAAGACCCGCACTTGATGGAAACTTCCTCATTGGATGTGCGTTTAATTTCGAACAACATCAACCCCGCTCATTGGTGAGAAGAGGTTCTTTTTATACATCTGCAATCTAGGGGGGATAACTGTTGAGCAGCAATAAGACGCCGAATCTGAAACTGCACCATTGGACAGGCTCGGATCAGGTGTTGAGATCAGAGTTTAATGAAAATTTTGAGAAGATAGATGCTTATGCAAGTCAACTCGTGGCAGCGGATGCGGCCCCGGTTCAATTAAGTCATGGGATGCAAGTTGTTGACGTAAAGCAGACCGGTATGCTGGAGAATGTAAGCATAAAGGGCCGGACGCTGGTGAACCTGCTCGGAAGAGCAGGCAATTGTGAGGACGCGGGGAAGTGGAACGATTATCACACCGCTCATGTAATCGATCCCAATAACTTTGTTTATGGCAGCAACGGCTTGAAGGTTACCCTTGCAGAAGGCTATACGATCGGTTCCGCTGTTACTGCGAGAGGGTTCAATTTTGATGCGGGAAAGCACTACCTTCTTATGGGCGAGTTAAAAAACGGCAATGCCACACAGATGAATTTGTCCATATCCGGGCAAGGCGCACCAACGGCAATGAACGCGGTTGCGGATACTTCCAAGTTCACGCTTGCTTTTGGAAAGTTTACCGGCATATCCGCAACAGATGTGGGGATAAATGTCACAGTAACCGGAGCTGCCGGGCAATTTGGGTATGCGGATGGGGTTAGACTTTTTGAAATATCCCAAGAGGACTATGATGCCATCGACAGAATGACGACAGAGCAGATCGCTGCAAAATGGCCGTACGTCGAAGAGAGGAAGTCGATCTACTCACCGTATATCATCAAGTACGGGGAGAACCTGCTGCCTCCGTTCACGGAGTGGGAAATGATCCGTACTGACGATGGTACGAGTATTCTAAGTCCGTACAAAATTCAACAGCAAACTACGGCTAAGGACATGTGGCTGGGAACTGCCAAGCTGCCGTGCATGCCATCTACGCCGTATACATTGAGCATGATCCATACTGGTAAAATTCTTCTCCGGTTTTATAAAAAGGATGGAAGTTTCGTTGATGCCGGGGGTGGCTTTACCGCCGAACCATCCGTTACCGGAACGTCTCCGTCCGATGTGGACTATATTGTCGTATACACCGTTAATCCTGAGCCTGTCGGTACGTTTACGTTTGAGAAGGGGATGCTTAACGTCGGAACAACGGCGCTGCCGTTCAAATTGCGCAATGATGACATGTTACTTTTCCCGAATGTACGGCTTGCTTCAAGCGCAGATGGGGCGGTATACGACCAGTTGTTCAAGAGGGACGGGAAGTACTGGAAGCAGACTCGGATCAAAACGATGGAACTGGATGGATCAGCAAATTGGGAATGTACCGGAAGATATACTGGTTTCAAGAAATTGTCGCTTAAAAGCCCTGTTTTTCCTATTACAGGGGACTTGGGACTATTTATGAAGTATGATAAGGTACTCCCTAATATTACGGGCATCCCGTCTGCTCCAGACGAAGGCGCTATTTCACAGGATTCGGGTATCGTGTATATCACCGTTTCCGACGAGGACAGCGGGTGGGGCGAGAAGTATGAACCGTTAGAAGACGAGATTAAGGCATATTTTTACGGATGGAAACTAGTTGATACAAGCGGAAAGCTATGGAGCGGAGGAGACCCTCAGTTTAAACGGTGGTACGCCTATTGGTCGCAGGGTGCTGTGTGGAATCCAGACACAGAAAATGAATTTACTAAAAAAACGGCTCCCAGCAATCTCGCACCGGGCTACAAGCCTTACAGTCTTCAATACCAGCTTGCTGCGCCAACGGTTGAGGAAATTCGGGTTGAAGGCGGGATTACGTTTCACTCTGGACTGAATCAGGTTGAAGTCGGAACCGGGATGATTGTCCGGGAAAGGGCGAATCCGATTGATTCGAACGGAAACTATTTTATCAATAACATGAATGCTTCAGGATCTGCACTAAAGAATAGAACAAATAGGATTCTAACCGTGTTCAGAAATGATCTAATTGATCCGGCATGGATCAAAAGAGATACCTTTAAAAGCCCATCGGCCTACGGGGGAGCAGACGCATTGATTCCTGCTTTATCCGGAAATTACGACCCCACAGCAGACTATACGGTCACATATCTTGCCCGAGACCAATACGCTCTCACCTGCAATGTTCAATCAATCGAAGGGGAGTATGCGGGCAATCTGAAATCTGTTGTAGATATGCTGGCGGCTTATCAGACGGACACGGCGGCGCAGGTCTCGGAGGTTCAAGGTATAAAGGATAGACTTGAAGCAGTGCTGTCGCTTAACGCCATGTCGCGGCAAGCCATTATCAATGGCGGGTTCGATGTAGCGCAACGAGGTGCCAGCGTCGTCCAGAACGGTAATTACGGATCTGAAAATGCGTATGGCTACGGATTGGATAGATGGGTTGGACAGGTGTTTGCTGGGGTTGGAGGAGGAGGAAATGCCAGTTTTACGATGTCGCAACAACCTTTTGCGTTGGGCCAGACTGCAGTTCCTGGAAACCCAAAACATTTCGGAAGGTTGAGCGTCACTTCAATTGGCACCAAGGGAACAAAAAGTGCATTTATGAGGATGGCACAGTTTGTCGAGTCTGTGTTTACGTTTGCCGGGCAAAAATGTACAGCAAGCTTCTGGGCAAAGGCGAGCAGCAGTCGCCAAATTGCCGTCTCTTTAGTTCAATACTTCGGGTATGGCAGCCCGTCATCAAGTGTCTCATGCCCAGGCGGTAAAACGATCAATCTGACAACAGCATGGCAATTTTTTGCTGTTACGTTCGACGTTCCGTCTATTGCAGGGAAGGCTCTGGGAACAAAAAAAAGTGATTATCTGGGGCTTTACTTTATTCCTTACAAACAAGATAACGACGTCGTTTCCATACCTTCCGGCGAGGTCGGCACGTATGAAACAGGAGATTTCGATTTCGCCCAAGTGCAGCTGTGCGCCGGTGACGTGGCTCTTCCGTTCCAGCCGAGACATTTTACAGATGAGCTGGCGTTGTGTCAGCGATATTATGAGAAGTCTTATAGTTACGGAATAACTCCGGGTACAGTGAGTTATGAGGGATTTATAACTGCTTACTCTGAGGGCGGCTACATCATTGCGGATGGCGGACAGTTTACAGTAGCCAAGAGAACCATCCCGACTATGAAGGTATATTCTCCGTTTACAGGTACAATTTCCAAAGCGCGGAGATTCGGTGATGCCAACGATTCGACGGTCAACGGGATGGAGTACGCTTCGACGAATCATGCCGGGAGACTTTATAACGGTAGTGGTGGCATGCCGGCGGGAACATATATATGGCATTGGACGGCAGACGCCGAAATTTAATGAAAGGGGCACGCGGCCTTATGGACGTTTACAAACACTATGTACGCACCGACGCAGCCAGCCTCGTCATTCACGGATTTTCGACCGCGTTTGAAACGCCGGAGCCGACGGATATTTGCATTGACGAACACGCCGGGCGGCATTTTTCATTACAACTACGTAACGAGCGCTTGCAATGCAAATACAAATGGCAAGACGAGGCGCTTGCCGAACGAAGCCAAGTGGAATTAGATGCCGAGTGGGCTGCCCGACCAGTTGGGCAAATGGCGCCCGAGGAGAAGATCGCTGCGCTGACCGCGAAATTGAAAAAGCAAGAAGAACAGGCTGCAGCGGTTAGCGCCGACTTGCAGGCATTCATGGAATATTTCATGAGCAAAGGAGAGTAGAGCAGCCATGGCGAATTTGCCGTTTCTTGTCTCCACCTATGCACGCAATATTATCATATTTGGTAACGAACGTTTGATGCCTCGGGATGGCTTTAAAGGAGTTCCCGAAAGCTATCGTCCGGACGTTAAAGGCTTTGCGGCTCGTAATTATGATTACGACGAGCTTGACCACGCCTTGGATAAAGGCTGGATCAGTCGGCAAGAGTTTGACGACATTATCGCATTAAAAATGGAAGCGGCTCCCCGTCATCAAGCTGCAACTTAAATGTTTGAAGTCGGCTTTTTGGGTTATTCGGCCGTAGCGCGAATGAATGATTTCTTTGCGCTATTTTATTTGGAAATGAGGGGTTATTGGTGAGCGGCAATAAAACTTCAAACTTAAAAATGCATCAGTGGACAGGCGCGGATCAGGTCTTAAGGTCGGAGTTTAACGAGAACTTTGAACAGATAGATACTTTTGCTGGTCAACTGCTGGCAGAGGATCCGACCCTGGTTCGATTAAGCTATGGGACTCAAGTTGTCAACGTGAAGCAGACCAGCATGTTGGAGAACGTCACCATCAAGGGAAGGACCTTGGTGAACCTGCTCGGGCGGGATGGGAATTGTGAGGATGCGAGCAAGTTCAAAACAGGAAACGGCGCCGTACTAACGACAGATACAGCACATTACGTTTACGGAACAAGGAGCTTGAAGGTCGAGATTCCAACAGGTTCAACGGCTGGTAATGCCTTTTTAGAAATATCCAGTTTGATTAAAAATGATCAAAAAAAAAAGTATATTCTCATCGGTGAAGTGAAGAATGGCAACGGTACAAGCGGTGTCCTTAAATTTTCAGACGAGGCCGGATACGGTGTTTTAACGTCTTTTATCACCGATTCGACAAGATTTAACCTTACCTATGCCAAAATTGATGCAAGTCAAATTAAGGCTTCAAGTTCTTTAAAAGTAGTGTTTTTTATTGTCCTTGGGTCGGGAGGCCAGTATGCGTATGTGGACGGTATACGGCTCTACGAAATCTCGCAAGTGGAATACGATGCGCTTGATGGTATGACGCTAGAGCAGATCGCTGCTAAATGGCCTTATGTCGATGATCTAAAAAGCATCTACTCACCGTATGTCATCAAATACGGGGAAAATCTGCTGCCGCCGTTCAGCGAGTACAATTTTACAAATGGGAACGGGGGCGCAACGGGTCCGTATGCTTTGACGATTACATCAACGGGAACGGACGTTTTGCAGAATGAGTGCTATATCGATATTCCAGCCAAGCCGAATACGACCTATACGCTAAGTTGCCCTGCCATGACGGGCAAAGCTAAATTTATTTCCCTCGATTCCAGCAAGATGCTGATTGCAAATGGCACCTATTCGACTTCGCCACGGCAGAATAAGACTACGGAGTCGAATTGTGCTTGTTTACGCGTTTTATTTTCCGCGGATGCAATAGGAACGTTCACCTTTGTGAATCCGATGCTTAATCTCGGTCCAGATGCATTACCGTTTAAGCCACGCAATGATGATTACCTGTTCTTTCCGAATGTACAGCTTGCTTCAAGCGTAGACGGGGCAGTTTTCGATACGCTGTTTCAGCGTGACGGGAGGTACTGGAAGCAGGCACGGTTCAAGACGGTGGATTTGGACGGGAGCTTAGGATGGCGGTTATATGAAAAGGGTTCAGGGTACAGGGTAGTTGAAACCTCTATCACTGACGGCGTTTCGGATACTGAAAAAGTTGTAAAGTATGATGGAAAAAACATTCCCCATGTGTTTCCGCTGGCAGCTGCGGATCAGTCGATTCTATCCGCAAGCTCGCGGGTTTTACGACTAACCGTTTCCAACACAGACAGCGGCTGGGGTGATTCGTACAAAGACCTATCAATGGACGAAATTAAGGCGTACTTCTTTGGGTACAAAATGTATGTCGCGGGGGGCAGCGGTGATGCCCACTTTAATGGGTCCGGAACAAAAGCATGGGCGTACAGGAGAGCCGACGGCGGGTGGCAGGACGTAGGAATTCATGTTCCGACCACTCCGGCGCCTGGATTCACGCCTTACAAACTCCAATACCAGCTTGCCGAGGCGACCGTTGAGGAAATTGCGGTAGAGGGCGGAATAACGCTCCACGACGGACCGAATCAGGTTGAAGTAGGTAATGGGATGGTTATTAGGGAGAAGACAGTTCCTTTTTATGATGTATTGGTAAACGAGTACTATATCAATGCTCATAGTGTTAAGGCTCCTTTACGCAATGGAGTTAGGAAGTATATTGCTGTATATCGCGGAAATATCTCTGATAAAAGGTGGTCTTTTGGAACGGGTGGTCCTGAAGGCAGGAATTACGCAGTAGTACCCGCAAACAACTACGACCCCACCGCGGCCTACACTGTCACTTATCTGGCTCTCGACCAATACGCGCTCACCTGCAACCTTGAAACCATCCAAGGCGAGTACGCGAGCAACTTGAAAAAGGTTGTCGATGCGCTGGCGGCCCATCAAGCGGACGTGGAGACACGGGTCAGTGCGGCGGAAAATGTGGCCCGACAAGTACATATCGCCCAGAAAGGCGTCGTTAACCCTTGGGGGGATAACAACAGCGCGATAAGCAAAGCCGTCAACGGCTATCAAAAGTTGCCGAGTGGTCTTATCCTTCAATGGGGTACGGCAACGATAAGCAATTCCGGAGCGGTAACGTTTCCCGTTGCGTTTCCTAACTATGTGATGCATGTTTATGGCCAAGTGGAAACATCCGTATCCTCGCAAACCGTTGGAATCGGAAGCTATACGAACACGCAGTTCATTGCATGGACGGTAGCAGGGTCGCAACAAGTTATCCACTGGTTTGCCATTGGTTACTGAGGGGGGCTTCAAATTGGCTCAATATTATGCGGAGTTTGATGCGAAAGGGAATATCGTTGGCTTTTACAATGATGATGTGTGGGACACGGATAAAATCCCTTCCATGGCTATCCCGATCACCGAAGAACAATGGAAGGACGCCGTCAGCGAACAAGGGAAATACGTTGTTCAACATGGCCAATTTTGTGTACCTACCGAAGATCAGAGGAAAAAATGGTTCGCTATCCAACATCTTTATCCGACCGCCGTGCGAATGGTTGATTTCGTCGTACAGGACGACTTGGATGGCAAAGGAGCCTACATTGCCCAATGGAACCTTGACCACCCGAAACCGACCGATGAAGAGCTTCAAGCCGCGTTAGAAGCGATGCAGCCCAAGGAATCGGAGGATTCCATAGCACAAAAGAAAGCCGAAAAGCTGCGTTACTTGGACAAATGCTGCTCGCAAGCCATTACCGGAACCTTTCTATCTTCCGCAGTCGGCGAAATGCATGAATATTCGTATGACTTGGAAGCTCAAATCAATATGCATTCTTTGAAGGAATTGTATGCGATGAACCCTGCCTTGAATGATGCGAAATGGAACACTCGCGATGCGGGCATTATCGTACATAACAAAGACCAGTTTTCCCGGTTATGGACGGACGGCATGATGCACAAAATCGCACAGTTGGACAAATTAAGGTTTCTGGAATCCAAGCTTCAAGCGGCAACCTCATCTTCCGAGATTGAGCAAATCAAGTGGAATTGACCCGGAGTGGAATGGAACAGGCAAGATTAGGGCCAGACCAGCCCGCCGGAAAGGAGGTGAACTCCAATGAAACGCACAAGGAGGCTGAAAACATGAGAGCTGAGATTCAAGCTCGCCTGAACGAACAATTGCCTGAGGTCGGGGGGCGCTGCTACCAGCTTCACGAGGTCAACTCGTCCACGCCGAAGCCGTATTTGGTGCTGCTTCAGCGCAAGGAGGAGCAGGAAGAGCCGTGGAGGGGGCTTGTACGTCATTACGAGGTGCGGTGCTACAGCGGAATGACGTCTTATCACGAAGTCGATGCGCTGATGGCTAAAGTCAAGCAAGCGCTGGATGGACAGCGTTTGACGGAAGGCGGCGCATCGTTTACATGCCGTTACGAGGGCACGCACCGTTCGGATGAAGTGGATATGACATTGTCGGCTCTATCAAGAAGCGCCAGATTTTCCGTACAGATCAAGCCGCCCGGAGGGGCGGATTCCACAGCTGCCGAAGATTCGTGGCTGGAAGCTCTGGCCAAGTGGACAAGCCTTCAATTGCCCTCCGAATGGAAGGTGTACCGCAACGCATGGCCTGTCGATTACACAGCGCCGTCGATCTTGTGGAGGGTGACCGATGTAGAGATGCAGGAGCAGGGCAGCGTCCTATGTCAATTGAAGAAAAAAATGACAGGTCATGTTCTGGGCCGCACCTTGGCTGAACAAAATTCGAAGGCAGCCGAGATGGTCAGCAAGCTGATTGGCGCCAAAAAAATCATTTTGGATGAAGCGAACAAAAGGTACGTCACGATTGCCGGTCCTGCCTTCCACGAGACGAAGGATGAAATGGCGGAAGGTCAGCTGACGCTGAAGTTGAGCAGAATGATGGATCGTCGTTCTCAGGATGACCCGGCGGCTGTGTTGATCGGCGGCGTCAAGCCCAATGCAGTGATTGAATAATTTTTAAAGGAGAGAATGAGTCTCATGTCTATGTATACTCGCGAAGAGTTAATGGCGAACGCCTTAACTGTCTTTGGCGTATCTCCGGAAGCGGTTATCGGAGCGTTGTTCGGAGCAGAGGAAGAAACGTTTTCGGTAGAGGAAGCGCGGGAGCGTATTGAACAATTTATGAATAGGAGAGTGAATGAGTAATGGCAGGAGGAACTTGGAGTACGGTAGATAAGTCGGTTTTGCCAGGCATGTATGTGAATTTTCAGGCTGCGGCCTTGGCTTCGATTCAATCGGGCGCGCGGGGCGTCGTTGGCGTTCCGGTGAAGGCGCACTGGGGTCCGGTACGCAGCTTTGTCGAAATTACAAGCGAAGCGGGCATTTTGGAGAACTTCGGAGGCGACACGGAAGACAACGCTACCGCTTTGACGACGTTGAAACTGGCACTGTTGGGCGGAGCGAAAAAGGTGGTAGCTTACCGTCTGGCCGATAATACAGCAACCGCTTCCGCTTTGACGTTTCAGGATACGGCGGGAACGCCGAAGGATGTTCTCAAGTTGAATGCCAAATATCCCGGCGCGCGGGGCAATAACTTTAAGGTAACGATTCAACCGGATATCGCGGACGCGGCCAAGAAAAATATGAAGCTTTACGAAGGTACGAAGCTTCTGAAAACGTTTGTCTTCGCCAGCGGGAAAATTCAAAGCGCCGTCGACGCCATTAATAACGACAGTGGCAATGTGTGGGTAATCGCGACCAAGCTGGATGACGGCAGCGGCGAGCTTAAGGATATTTCCAACGTAGCGCTCGCGGGCGGCAATTCGGGGATTGCCGGCGTGACGGCGACAGATTACACGAACGCGCTAACGGCATTTGAAACGCGCGATTTTAATTATTTTGCGCTGGATGGCGTCTCCGACTCGGCTATTCAAGCCAGCGTTGTGGCATGGGTGAAACGAATCCGCTCGGAAGGTAAAGGAGCGGTGGTCGTTCTGGGAGGCAGCCTCGCAGACGATACGGCTGTGGATGCCGTGAACAAGGCGAGTGTGCGCAGTACGACGAACTTCAACCATGAGGGCGTTATTAACGTGGGGACAGGCGTAGTCTGGAACGGCGTGAGCTACAGTTCCGCTCAAGTATCTGCATATGTTGCCGGTGTGATCGCCGGACAGAAGCTTAGCGAATCCGCTACATATGCCGCTTCGCCATTCAGCGATGTCGTTCGCCGATGGACGCGCAGCGAACAAGAACTCGCGGTAACGAACGGCGTGTTTTTATTTTACCACGACGGCAGAATCGTGAAGTCGCTTAGAGCGGTCAACTCGCTCGTCACCTTGCGTCAAGGCCAGAACAGCTCTTGGAAAAAAGTCAGAACGATTCGCGTCATGGATGCCATTAACAGTGATTTGATGCAGGCGGCCGAGAGCAACTATATCGGCAAAGTGAACAATACCGAGGAAGGCCGTCTCGCCCTTGTCGGCGCATCGAAGCAGTATATGCAGTCGTTGGTCCAAGGCGGCGTCATTGAAGCTACCGGCTGGGACGTGTATTTGAATCCGCTCTATTATGGTCCTTCGGCAACGATCACTCCGGCTCCGGATCAAGTCTATATTCAGTGGGAAGCGCGGTTAACGGATGCGATGGAACAAATTTTCGGAACCTTTATCGTCCTGTAAGCCAATTCATTCGAAGCAAAATTTTTTTGCGATAACCTAAGGAGGACTAACAAATGTCATTAGATGCGAGCAGAGTCATACTTGGAACATACGGTCAAGTATTTATCGACGGGAATTGGCAGACGAATTTCAACCATTTGGAAGCAAAGGTAGAGGTTCAAAAGAAGGAGCTGAATCTCTCCGGAGATTCCTGGGTTCGCCATAAGCTGGGTGCGAAGAAAGGAACGGGAACGGTCAGCGGTTTTAAAGTCACCAGCTTTATGCTGGAAAAAGGCTTTAATAAATTTGAGATTATTTCCAAATTGGCAGACCCGGAAAGCTACGGCTTTGAACGCGTCCGCTTGATTAACGTCATTCCGGACCGTCTGCAACTTGCCAACTGGACGGCCGGCGAAGAAGTGAAAGAAGAAGTTTCTTTTACTTTTGAAGGCTATGAACTTTTAGACCCGATTAAAGCGTAACGACAAAAAGTAACGGCAAAAAGGAGAAAATCAACCATGATGGATGAACAAATTTTGCAAAGACTGCTTGAAGCAGATCGTATTCCGGAAAAAACGGTGAACTTATCTCGTCTGGGAGTTCCTGTAACGCTGCGTGGATTAACCGGCAAGCAAGTTTACTTGCTTCGCGAGCGCTGCACGGAACGCACGGAAAGAAAAGGGCAGACGGTGGAGCGTTTGGATGAAGAGCAGTTCAACGTGGCTTTGATCGCAGCATCTACGGTTTCCCCCAATTGGGGGGATTCCCGGTTGCTGGCGAAATACCAGGCCAGCGGTGCCGAGGAGGTCATTAAGCGGATTTTGCTGGCGGGCGAACTGTCTGCGCTCGGCGACTCCGTGCTCGACGTTAGCGGCTTCAATACGACGCTGGAAGAAGTAAAAAACTAATCGTCTCCGGCGGACTTGGAGGAATGCTCCATGCCATATGGGTACGACATCACCTCCGCCCCGGAGAATTCTGGAAGCTCCCTCGCGGGGAACAGCTTTTCCTGCTCGCCAGTATGGAATTGGAGCTTGAGCATGAAGAGAAAGCTCGTCAAATGAGAGAATGATTCGCATTCAAGAGCGGGAAGGCGGTGAAATTGAGAGAAATGACGGGTGAAGGGAATTTGTTGCGGGTTATTCAAGCGCATGATCGTTTGAGGCAAGCCGCCGAGCAAACGAGTCAGACGATGAAGCGTTTGGAGCAGTCTTTTTCAAGGGCGTTTGAGGAAGGAAAAAAGCTGGGGCGGCTAAATATATCGCCGGTTGTCAGTGTAGACGACCGAATCTCCTCTACACTGGATCGACTGCTGCACAAATTGACCGATCTGAAGAAAATGCGCGTTGAGTTGAAGTTGATCATGAACGATCAAGCCATTTCGACGGCAACGAAATTTAAACAGGTGCTGGACAATTTAAGCGGCGATCTAAAGGTGCAATTGAACGCCGCGGTTGAGGGGATGAAGGGCTGCTGCGAGGCGCCGCGGATTCTCAATCCTTTGGAAAGTAAAAGCAAGGATGAAAGCTCTAAAGAAAAGTCTGAGGATAAGAGTGTATTTTGGGAAGCTGTTGAGAAGTTTGGCGGCATCGTATCAATAGCTGCAGGGATAGCTGGTTTCTTAAAGGATGGATTCGATAAAGGAATAGGGGATATATTCAAGAAATGGTTTGGAGGCTCTCCTGGGAGCAGAAAGACTCCGGATGGAGACGGAGAGCCTCCGAAGGGAGACTCTCCGTCCGACAAGACGAAGCCCAAAGCCGCTGAGAAAACAGACTCTCAGGTCAAGGAAAAAACTGAAACCAAAGCTGCAAAAGCAACCGAGTCCGAGTCAACAAAAAAGACGGGCTCCCCATCATCGCGAAAGAAGCGAAGAGGGGGTGCGGGAGGTTCTCCGTCGCTTTCTGAAGCGTCCGACCGGACGAAGCCTGATGCCGCTGAGAAAGCGAACTCGCAGATCAAGGAAAAAACCGAATCCAAAGCTACTGAAGCAACAGGTTCGAAGTTAACTAAGCAGAAGGGGCCCCGGCTGCCAAAGACGCCAAAAAGCGGTTTGATTTCAGGCGTAGTCGGGCTTCTTGGCGCTACTGCCATGATGGAGCCTGCTATAACTGAGACGACGGCCCCCCAAATCAAGGAAAAGACTGAACCGAAAGTCAAAGAAGCAACCGACTCCAAGCTGGCTGAGAAGGCAAGCCCTCCGCAGGCAAAAACGTCCGATCTCAGCCCTGCTTCGGCTACGGAACCGCGCATACCGGAAGCAGCCAAAACCGCGGACAGCGGCGGACTCTGGAATAAGCTGAAAGGCGGCTCCGGCAAAGCCTTGAAATGGCTCGGTAAAGCAGCTTCCAAGGCAGTTGCGCCCCTTGGTGCCGCAATGACGATTGCGGATATCGCTACCGCTGACAACAAGGTCGAAGCGGCTGTGAAGAGCGGAGCGAGCAGTATCGGCGGGATGATTGGCGCAGGGATCGGCACGCTGGTTCTTCCAGGAGTAGGAACCGCCATTGGAGGCGTGATCGGCGGAATCGCCGGGGATTTCGTCGGAAGCTTTGCCGCCGATAAATGGTTCGGCAATAAGAAAAAAGAGCCTGATGCGCCACCGCCAGCTAGTACTCGCAATTTAGACTTACTGCCGGCCGGCGGGGGAGCGGTTTCGACGGCAGGGCCTAATAAAGATGCTTTAACAGGAGCCAACGTCAAGCCGACCAATAACGTCTCCAACGACCGTACCTATAACGTTAATGTGCAAGGAGTTCAGCTTCAAATCGCCAAAGAAGAGATTAACGAAGACGACTTGGCGCTGCGTATCGGCCAGAAAATCGTCAAGGATGTCAGACTTGCCATGGAAAACCGAGTTTAAGACAAAGTGGTGATTATGCGATGGACTTTATACTCATGGATCCTGCGGGAACCAAGCTTCACTTTCCGGTTAACCCTCAAGAGGTCAATATTCGTCGCGAGAAAAAATTTGAAACGGTCAATATCCTAAGTTTAGGAGAAATTGATTTTCCGCAGGGAGAGAAGGTAAAGGAAATTACCTTCTCTTCTTTTTTTCCCAAAGAGTATGATATGAGCTACTGCCGGTATGAGCCGGTCCCAGACCCGCAGATTGCGATGAACCAGTTGAACACGTGGATGGTGGACAAGAAGCCCGTACAGTTAATTATTACCGATACGGCCGTCAATGTGTTCGTACTCGTATCTTCACATGTCAGCACGTTCCGCGGGGGCGAACCGGGAGACGTCTATTTTGACCTGACTTGCCGGACCTGGAGAGAAGTGAAGATTCGGACAGCTGCCGATACGTCGCCTTCCCAGAGAACGGATTTAAAGCCCGTGCCCAAAACTTATGTGGTAAAATCCGGCGATAGCTTGTGGAAAATTGCCAAATTGAATCTTGGATCGGGGAGCAGATTGGATGAAATTTATGAGTTAAATAAAGACCTCATCGGTCCGGATCCAAATCAAATTTATCCCGGGCAAGAATTAGTGATGCCTTAACAAGCTCGCACCACATTTAGGGAGGTTTAATTCTTGGATAGTCCGTTTAAACAACTTGCTTCTCTGCTAGATACGAGAATCTCCGGCCACACGTCGCAAGCGGTGGCCGGATTGCAGGCCGAGATGGGAACGATGACGACAAGCGGGTTAAAACTGGACAGTTACAAGTATGAAATTCAGGATTATATGACGGCAGACTGGCGAATTGAGCTTGAACTGCCGGCATTCAGTTTAACGGGAACGATCAATGGAGGCGGTTCGGCCAAGATCGATTTTGAAACCGCTCGAATCCCTGATGTAAAAATTCATTTCAAAGACGGCCTGCGGCCGGGAGATCGGGTTCTGGTGCAGCCCGTGAATAACGGCAGTGATTTTGTCGTTTTATGCAAGGTGGTGGTATAGATGGCAAGTTTATTTCCAAGCTCGCCCGTATTGCCGGAGGCTTCAGAATTCGCTGTTCGCACCATCGGCTTCGGACGCAGCTGGAAGTTCGATTATGCGGCGGGAGAGTTTGTTACGACGCCGACGGGGAAAGTGGCGGAATCCAGAGGGGTTGAGGCTTGGCTGGAATGGTGCAACAAGGCGCTTTCGACCGCCCGTTACCGATATCTGGCTTACACTCGTAACTACGGTCAGGAGTTCGATGATTTAATCGCCAAGGGACTGAATCGTTCCGGAAACGAAAGCGAGATTAAACGGATCGCAACCGAATGCTTGACCGTCGACCCTCGCACGGCAAGCGTGAGCAATTTTCAATTTGACTGGCAAGGCGAAACCTGCATGTTTACCTGCGAGGTACGAAATATTCATGGAACGACAGGCACTTTAACGGGAAGTGTGGTGGCCAAGTAGATGACGGTGTTGCCTGATTATTTAAAGGATCAAACCGAAGAAGCGATTATGCAAAGAATGCTGGATGCCCTGCCCTCCGATTTAGACAAGGCTGAAGGCAGTTATATATGGGACTCTCTGGCTCCGGCCGCCATTCAATTGGCACAAGGAGCCATTTGGGCAAGAGAAATTTTGCGAAGGGGATTTGTCGGCTCCACCTTTGGCGAATATTTGGATTTGCGCTGCGCAGAGCACGGCATTACACGCAAGGCAGCGGTAAAAGCGCGGGGCGAAATTCAATTTAAAGGAGCGGCGGGGGCGGAAATTTTGGCCGGAACGATTGTGGCTACGCTGGCCGATTCCGCCATTGGCGAGCCGTCGATTGAATTCAAGACGCTGTCCAAAGTCGTGTTGGACTCAAGCGGCACAGGGACCGTCAACATTGAAGCGATGGTTGGCGGCAAAATCGGCAATGTTTCTTCCCGGGCGATTCAACTTCTTGTTTCACCGCTCTCGGGGGTTTCCAGTGTAACCAATCTGAAGGAAACTTTCGGCGGCCTCGATATGGAAGATGACGGGGCCATGCAGCTCCGTTATTTGCAGCGGGTACGCTCCACATCGGCTGGAGGAAACAAAGCCGACTATATGAATTGGGTCACGGAGGTATCGGGAGTCGGCGGTGCCGCCATTATGCCTGTCGATGAAGGTCCCGGTACAGTAGGCATCTATGTAGTGGATACCTCCATGAAGCCTGCGTCTTTGGCTATTGCGGAAGCGGTGCAGCATTACATTGCGCCCCCGTATACCTTAGTGGAAGAGGATTCCGTGCTGATACAAGGGGGAAAAGGCGTATCCAAGGATACGTCCCAGCAGGATGCCAGAAACAAGTCTGCCCTCCAGTTTGCGTACAGCTCCGATGGCATAGGTACGGCGAAGCGTACCGAATTGGATGCGTCGCTGCCGAAGCAAGCGGGCATATGGAGAATGAGGCCGCATTTCAAAGTGAGCAGTACGGCGGGGACCGCGAATTTGGTTGAATTCGGGATATGGAATCATTCCCGCAACGGATGGGCGAAAACGGGACCAAGCAGCGCGGTGGACGCCGTACAAGTGAAACCGGCCAAGGATTTGCTCAGCTTCTTCAAATATTCCGGCTCCGTTGACCCTGTCGTTGCTTCGCGGGATTGGCCGGTGTGGGTCGATTTTTACTGGAATGGGGAAGATCATCTCGAATTGCGAATCACCCGTTTGCAGAGCGATACTACAACGACGCTTTGGCTGGATAACGTTGTATACACGTCAGCATTTTCTAAGAATACAGGAGAAGGCAAGGCGCCGATCGGTGTGCGAGTCTCGGTACGCCCTGCCATTCAGATCCCGATCGACATCAAGGTAACGCTCAATGTGCTGCCGGGCAGCAATGTGACCACGATACAGAACGAAATCAGGCAAAAGTTTGACAAATATCTCACATCGCTTTCCTTCAAAGAAAATAACGATGTGCTCTATACCCGTCTGGGGCAAATCATTTTGGATACACAGGGCGTCGTGGATTACGATCAAACAAGCTTCTTTATTAATAACAGCCAGAAAAATGTCATTATATCCGCCAATGAAGTGGCTGTGCTGGGAGATGTGACGTTCCGATGAAGTATCAACTGACGAGTCCCAGGGCGCAAACGATGCTGGACTACTTGCCTGAGTATTATGGCACCTCCGCCATTATGGGCGCCATTATCGATCAGCAGGCTGCCGAACTCGATAAGTTATACCAGACTTTGGACGAAGTGTTGAAGCAGTATTTTGTGCAAACGGCGACATGGGGACTTGATTTGTGGGAGATGGAGCTTGGTCTTCCGGTCCGGTATCAGCTGCCGGATAACGAGCGAAGGGGCTTTATTCTTTCTCGAATCCGTGGCATTGGCACAGCGACTCGTTCGACCGTGGAACAAGTGGCGGAATCGTTCGGGAACGGAAGCATGGATATCGTCGAAGATTTTCAGGCGTACCGGATCATTGTACGATTTGCCGAGAAAACGGGTATTCCATCGAATATTCAGGACCTGCAAACGGCTTTGCGGGAAGTGGTTCCCGCTCATTTGGATATTCAGTATGAGTACAATCACTTAACCTGGGACAATCTGGAGTCCAAGCATGTAACGTGGGACACGATCGAAAACCTTCATTTGACATGGGATCAATTTCAGGAATATTTGTAATCATACATCGTGGATGGGATCAATTGGGATATGGCGGATATTTTGCATCACCCTATTAGCTTGGAGTTCTTGAAGGAAAAGAAGCTGAGACAGTTGCGGCTGCAGTGCGAGAATCGGATTTTATCCGGTTTTTCTTCGGTCAGGACGAAGCATAAGTATTCTTATAGCGTTTATGATCAGATTAATACGACAGGGCAGATCGTAATGCTGTTGGCCGATAACAGCATTACGGATGTCGTCTGGAAAACGGAGGATCAAGGATTCGTCACGCATACCCGGGAAGAGTTCATTTCCGTTGCATCCGAGGCCGACGCCCATAAGAAAAGCTGCTTGACCCGGTATCAGCAATTGAAAGAGCAACTGAACGTTGCGCGGAACGTGGAGGAGCTTGATCATATCCAGTGGGAGTAGCGAAATTTTGATACGAATTGGTTGTGATATGAATGATGAAGGTCATTGAAGATTTTATTATATGGTTAGTATCACATTGGAAAGAAATTAGTTTACAAGCTGCGCTAACCTCTCTTGCGGTCATTTGGACCAAACGCGTAGGAATCAAACAGGTAAAGAAGTACCTGACGCAGGTGGCTCCGAAATACTTCAAAGATGAAGACAATATGGTTGAGCTGCTCAAGACGCAAAGCGAAATCATTAAAGAGCTGCATTTTCAGGTCAACAGTCTGGAGAAAGAGTCCGAAGTGACCCGCAAATACGTGGAAGGAAAAATTCGCGAAATTCATATGAAGATGAAAAGCAGCTAGATGAAACTGATGAAAGGGAAGATGGCCGTGCTGAAGCGAAAACTAGGCAGCCGCAAATTTTGGGCTTTATTGGTGGCGGTGATCACGAGTACTCTGGTCCTATTCAATGTCGACAATAATACGATAGCGAAAGTCGTCGCCTTAGTGACGAATGTAGGAGCGATTGCGACTTACATCTTAATCGAGGGCTACATTGATGGCAAAAGAATCGCCAAAGAACCGACAGGAGGTGCCGAGAATGGGGAGCCCGACTACTCTAAGAGCGATTCAACTGGTTCAACTGCCGTATAGCGTAAAGCCGATTCTCGACATTACGGATTCCCTGTTGACCAATCCGGCCAACCCGTACAAAATGCGCCGGTTTGAGGATATCACGCATATCAGTGTCCATCACTCCGCGGTAGAAGGCGGAACGCCCGAAGGTTATGCGAGAGCTCACGTGAACACGAACGGCTGGGGCGGCATCGGCTATCATATCGTGATCAAAGGCGATCAAATTTACCAGACGAACGATTTGCTCACGTTCAGCTATCATACTTCGTCGAATAATGGTTATACGGTAGGCATTTCCGTCTCGGGAGATTTGTCCAAGCGCAATCTGACCTCGCAAGAGCGCGAGTGTCTGTACGCCGCGATTATGACGGTACGCTCCATATTCAACATTCCCGTCGAGAACGTGATGGGGCATAATGAGTATCCGAACAACAGTACGGCTTGTCCGTGCATCAGCATGAATCAGGTACGAGCAGATTTGAAAGATTTGGAAATGAAACTCAAATATATGGGCAGCAGTGAAAGTAAAAGGAAAAACGCCTATGCCATCGCCAATCAAATTTTGTACATGTACAACATGGCGCAGGGCAACGATGGAAACGCAGAGTGGGCGCTGAATAAAATTATTCAGTTGGAGCCGAAAATGAAAGAGCTGGGCTTGTTATGACGACATACCTGAATGGGTATGTCTTTTTTTGTATATACCTTCAAGAATGATTAGGGTTAGGGGGATTTCGAATGAGCAAAAGATCGCCGAGTGATTTTATTTTGATGCTGATGTGCAATGAGGTATACGATAAAACATTATTTGTTGGTAAATATTTAGATAATTATAAAAAATTAAATCAAATGATAGGGAAAGTGGTTTTGTCTGATTGGGAAATCTTTCAGCTCCCGGTGCAAGAGGAAGCACAATATGGCTTTTATGCGGCAGTATATTATAACGAAAGGACAACTGAATTTGTCGTTGCCATGAGAGGGACCGACGGGTGGTTCGAAGGACTGCCTGAAGACTGGAATAAGAACGATTTGATAGAAAATTTAACTCCTAGTTGGATTTCAAAAGAAGTTTTATTCGGAGCTAGACCTTTTTTAAATCGTTTCTTCAACGGTGAACGTTTCCAACAAATTATTAGCGACGCTTCGGATTACAAGATTGTATTTACTGGTCATTCCTTAGGGGGAAAATTAGCTCAGGTTGGTTATTGGGATACCCGTATGGGGATATTTGGAGAATGGATTGAGCCAGCGTCTTTGTCTCATGTTGTAACATTTAATTCAGCTGGAGTCTTTATTGACGGTACTGTTCCCGAATTTTTGCACCTTCTAAAAATAAAAAATTCACTTCCAATCCAAAATTATGTAGTCAATGAAGAGATTTTACATCATGTTCCAGGCGTGCGCTTAGGAAAAAGGATAATATTGCCATTCTCGCATAAAGAAGGCGACTACACGTTTGATCCTATAAAGAGGCATAACGCACTATATTACGATAATTATTTTCAATATTACATGGATGAAGACGGCAATTTCAGTGATCATTTTATTAACTTAAATGGCTCTAATGAAGCGGCAGACTTTCTCTATGGTCGTGATCATGTCGATTACATGTATGGATGGGCAGGGAACGATAAGCTTTATGGCAACGGCGGAGATGATCAATTACTTGGCGGCACAGGAGATGACCTGTTAGAGGGCGGGCTCGGCAATGATCTCTACTTTTTCAAAAAGGGAGACGGTAATGATGAAATTGCAGAATACGGTAAGGATCAAACCGACAAAATTAAACTCATCGGCTTTGGATTGGATGAAATTAAAGTAAATTTTGATCGCGCTGGTTATGAAAAGTCTCAATCCATCAAAGTAACGTTCAGCTTTACTGGTTCATCCGACACACTCACGTTCTTGCATTCCTACGGAGAATGGAACAATATCGAGTTCATTCAAATTTGCGACAAATATCACAATATTATTAAAACGGTAAATTTCAAGAAATTGGCAGATTACATCACGATGGAGAACGATTGGGTCAATAACGACGATCAGTTTTCGCTCACCGATCTGCTTGAGCTTGGGAAGAAGCACGGGCAGGCTTTCGAAGCGGTAGATCCGATCATTATGGATCTGGATGGCGACGGTCTGGAAACGGTAGGAATCGAAAAACGGGTGTTTTTTGATCATGACGGCGACGGGGAGAGCGGCTTGACGGGCTGGGTAGGTCCAGACGACGGTTTGCTTGTGCGCGATTTGAACGGCGATGGAGTCATAAATAACGGAACCGAGCTGTTTGGCGAATATGCCTTGATGAAAGACGGTTCGCGTTCTCAGAATGGATATGCGGCCTTAACGGAATTGGACGACAACGGTGACGGTTCGATCGACAAGAACGATACCGGATTTGCCCAGCTTAAGGTTTGGAAAGATTCCAACAGCGACGGGAAGTCCACGCCGAATGAATTGTTTACGCTACCGGATTTGGGCATCTCAGCCATTCATACGAAATACTACGACATCGGCTCTGGCAATGATTCGAACGACAATATTTTGATAAGGGAAAGCGATTATATCAAGCAGGACGGCTCCTCCTGGGCCATGGGAGAATATGTTTTCGAGATGGCAACGAACCGAATCGACCCCGAGCAGTTTAAGCAAATCATGAAGCGTCAAGAAGAGCCGGTCTTTGAAAAAAAAGAGCCTCCGATCATACACTCCAACCAATACGAGGTCATCTTGGCCAATCAATACATCATCACGGACATGGTTGAAAAAATCACACTGGAAGAGTCGCTGGACGAAATCGCTTATCGGGCGACTATTGATTTGGTCATCACGGACGATTTTCCTGCCATAGGGCCCGGTCAAGAAATTCGCGTATCGGGGATTGCTCCGCAAGGCACGAGCTTGGTCTATCTTTTTCACCCCGGGGTGATCTGGGAGTGCACCAGCCGCAACAGCGGGCAGAAGCATTTGACGGTAACAGCTTATGATAAGACCATTTACTTAAATAAATGCGAGGACGAGTATTTGCTTCCGGCGGGGCAAACGGCGACACAAAGGCTGAAGCGATACGCGGCGGATTGGGGAATTCCGTTAGGCCAGGTGGCGGAGACGGGGAAAAGTCTTGCCAAAGGCGTCTATCGGTCCCAGACAATTTTCTCCATGATTATGAACGATTTGAAGGATACGGTAGCCCGTGACGGCTTGATGTACCGGGCCCGAATGACCCCGAACGGGCTGGAGCTGTACGAGATAGGGAGCAATTCGCCGGTTTGGATGCTGGACATGGATCAGAATGTTGAGGAGATTACGCAAAAACGGACGCTGGAAGGCGCCGTTACTCAAGTGAAAGTGCTAGGCAAAGCGAAAGAGGAAGACAAGCCGGTGCCGGTATTGGCCGTAGAGAAAGGGGAAACGGAGAAATACGGAACCTTGCAGCGCATTATTCAAAACAGCAGCATTGAAACCGCCAGTCAGGCCAAGAAAGCGGCCCAAAAGCTGCTGAGCGGGATGCAAGAAACGGTTACGGTGACTGCTATCGATATCAACACGATTCGGGCGGGCGATAAGGTTCAGATTAAAGATTTGGCTTTCATTGTAACCAGCGTCAGACATGAATTAGGCATGCCGGGAAGCATGACGCTGGAGTTGATGCATATCGATGCGGTTCGAAGAAAGTATTTTATGGCGGATTGA